TGTCAGATCACTATAGCCATCCATGTCTAGGCCTGTCCCTTCTTGCCAAGAGGCAGATACTGCTGAAACCTGTAGGTCAAAAGAACGTGGAACTGGTTGAGAGTGTACAGCATTATATAATTTTAATTTCCAAGTAACGCTCCCAGATGCTGCTATCTTCGAGGCAGTTCTGTCTGCGCTGATAGCACTAGTGGGAAACTGAACCAGAATTCTAGACAGTTCAACGGATGAACTGGTGGCTTGACCATAGATCATAAAAGTCTCAAGAATGTCAGAGGCTCCCATGTTAGATCCGGTTCCTCTAGTGGTTAGATTCTCCTCGAATGCATTTGTAATAGTGTTGTCAGCGCTAGCTGTGTATCTCATTATAGCCATTATAAAACAGTTCCTCTTAGATCTGATCCGGGATATTTAATCTCGAACACACAATTTTTTGGACATTTTAAAAACGTCCCATCTGGTGACATTATGTCTTCAACGTTAAGAGCCAAGTTTGAGTAGTTGCCAGTTTGTTTCATCACTGGTTTTACTTTAATGGTGTCAACAACACCTTCGACTCGATTTATGATTTGATAAATCTTTGTTATGTAGATTGGTTCCCCAATATAAAGTTTTTCTGCAAAATAAGCTCTAACCGCTGTGTTGACATCGGCTTGAACAGTTGTTTTACTCTTTCCGGGCTCGACAGCATAGGTAAAATCAAATCCAACATTAATGATTCTAGCATCAAAAATGTCGATATTATCAGAGACCATTTTGTTTTTGTTAAGCCACACCTTAAGATTACTCTTAACAGTGTCATGTGTAGCTTTGAATAAATCATTTTCATCTTTGGAAATTACATACATCGCCAGCCTTTTATTCATTCCACTTGGATCATTGACAACACTAGCTCGGCAAATCTTTCCAAACTTTACCGGCATTTGATAAACATATGCTTCATAATCATTTCTTGTGACTGTTCTATTTTGAGCAGAAAAAACCGCCATGGTTCTATATTTGATCTCATCAACAGTTGGCAGCGAAGAATCAGTGGTTATTCTTTCTTCGTTTGTTACCTCGGTGCTTATTATCACTGAGACTTGCTCTGATGTATTTGGAGAAGTTAAATCATTTGGAAACTCCATGTCTGGAGATGTGATTGTTGAGAGTCCATTGATTGGAACATTGACGACATTTGAATCGTTGGCGGCATAAGTGATAGATAAAGTTGTGTTAGTCGGAACAATTCCAAATTTATCAGTTCCTAAAAATTTTGTTGGGTCAAAAGCCGTGTCTGTTACATAATTTTTTCCACTCATCTGTAGTACAACTTGGGAAGGGTCTGCCAAGCCATTAGTGTCTATTTCAGTTTCGGATCCGTGGCCAAACTGCAAGAACGTTCCATT